GGTTGGTTGCGAAGTCGAGGATGTAGAGCGTTCCATCAAGGATGAAATCGACGCTGGCAGGGTCTGGCGTGAGGCGTCTCCACCAGCCCCGAACGGCAGGCGCAGGCATGCCTATTGGATGACAGGCTCACTGCGTGCACCGGAAGCGAAGCCGGTACTGGGAGGTGAGGCGAAGCCGGCGGCCGCGCCGAAGTCTGCGGAAGCCACCTCACGGAAAACGCCCGCGGCTGGCCGGACAAAGGTTGAGCTCGCTATGGATTTCATTCGGTCCAGGCCAAGCCAGGAGGCGACCGACGCAGAAATGCGGGAGGTGATGAGTCTACGTAAGGATCAATTCCCATCGACCTTTCTTTCTACGCAGCGCGCGAACGGCGAAATCCACAAGGAAGGATTGGTGTGGAAGCTGGGCCCGCGCGTCGAGGTGTCGGAGGCGACTCGGGCAAACATCAGGAAGGCGCTCAACGGCGAATTCCGCTGCGCCGTGTGGAGTGATGGTGAGCTGCACTTGGCGCGCGGCGAGCAGACGGTGATGCAACTCACATCGGCGGAGACGCAGAAGCTCCGCATGTTCTTGGCCAACGCCGTTGTGGCGCCATGACACTCGAGTCATGGGAATACCGAGACCCACAAGAGGTCGCAATTCGCAAAGAGGAGAAAACATGCAAGGGATGCAGGCACGAGCAGTTCTACACGGCGTTCGAATTGGCGGTCTGGATCTGCACGGCCAAGGACAAGAAGGGCAAGCGGCGGCAACACGGCAGGCGCTGCGAGGCCTACAGCTACAAGGGGAAATGATGCTGCGTCGCGTGAAGAAGGTAGATGTGAAGAAGGACTCATGGGCGCAGCCGGATGGGCTGGATCTTTGCCTGGAGCTGTGGAAGCACTGGATGGGCAAGACGGACACGGACCTCGGGGTGCAAGGGCATCGATCATTGCGCGGCGACGGTGATGGATACGGCAATGCGGACACGTCCCAGGCGCGGCGCGACAACGAAATTGCCGAAGCCACAGATGCAATGATCAATAGCCTTCGCGCCTGCGATCGCTGGGCGATTTACCGTATCTGCTCAATCACCTCGGTCTGGAACTTCCCAAGCTTGGACTTCATGGAGCAGTCGCAGAAGGCGCACGCCGAGCTCGAGAAAAAGTTGCGCGAGAACGTTGCAACTCGGAATTTGTGGGGATAGAATGACGTCACTGGGTCGTTTCTCCTATGGGGAAACGACTTTTTGCGTTTACGTCCCCGTTTACGCAATGGCGCGGCTAGGTTTAGCGGCCGAAGAGCGGATTCATTACCCGCCTGCCGCGCGCCCTCAGTAATGATTGACCCTCTAATGAAGAGGCAAAATGGACATCAATAAGTATCGCCGGGCGTATCACAACCAGAAAGCTCATGCGGCACAGCGAGGAATTGAGTTCCTGCTAACGTTTCAAGAGTGGTGCGATTTCTGGGGCGAGGATATTGAGCGGCGCGGCAATGGCCCGAATGATCTGCAGATGCAACGCCATGCAGATACCGGCCCATACACTATCGGGATTATTCGCAAAGGCACGCCAAAGCAGAATGCCGTGACGGCCTGGAATATGAGAAGGAAGCGTGAGTGCGAGATGAGTGCTGAAGAACTGCAGATCGCGCTCGACGCCATGATGAATGAACCGGATCGACTAGACCATGACGATGATGGTCGGGAGTCGCATTACTTCCACATGGGCATAAAGAGTTCGTACCGGCATCGGTACTTCCATGTGGGGTAAAGTTTCAGCGCAAGCCGGTTTTCTTTTTGCGACTCAGAAGCCGTCTATGGCTATGTTGCAAAAAGGTTCTTGTTCGCCGGCGAATTGCTGCACTGTCAGTGGTTTGTCAGAACGAAACGGCATAGTGGTTCGAGCCTACTCCATAGGTATGACAGCAATGTCTTTCGTCCCGCGCACTACCCGGTCCGCGGGATTTTTTGTGCCTGCTCGCGTTACATATCGAAACGCATCTCTGCTTTCGTTTCCAGCTCTCTGCATCATCTAATGGTTGGCCCCATAGGGCCAGCAATGGTCCGGGGCTAGTTCTTCCGTACTGCCAAACCCAATGGAGGTGGCAAATGGTCGCAACAGCGAAGCAGCCCACAAAAGAGCAAGTTCGGGACTACATGGATCGGCGCAAAGTAGAACACCAGCCGCCGCCGACCCAAGAAGAAATCCGACGCGAGCTGGGCTGGGACTTGATAAAGATGGAGCGCGAGGAAAGGCGACGGCGCTGGTAGTAAATGGTCGTTGAAGGAACAATAAAGCTAAACACGAGCGCTGAAAAAGTAAGCCGGCCGCAAGCCGGCTTTTTCTTTCCTCGTGTGTTGAGGGCGCGCCTTTGAGATTTGTCAGTAGAAGCACGAAAGAAGGGCGCATGCTGGTTTACGTCTCTCAGAAGGGGCCAATGCAGTTGAGCGTTACCCCGCGCATCGAAAGGTACGCTGGGATTTTTCGCCGATCTGTAAGATTCTGCAAGGAAATGGCATAATTTCCTTGCGGCACGCTAGCTATAGGCGTTAGCAATGGTTGTTAAACTCCCAGTCAAGGCCAAGGGCCGGAATTAGCCCCGGCCACCGCAACAGTTCAAGCCCGATGTCCGCTTCCGGATGTCGGGCTTTTTGCTATGGAGCCTTCGATGAGCCTATTCGCAGTGTGGCTAATCATCTGGGGCCAGTGGCTCCCGCCCAAGAAGTATGAGCGCCCTGAAGCCTGACGGAAGTTGAGCCAATGCCCGGACTGTGCCCGGGCAACACCGGCCAGCTGCCGCCAGCCTTCAAGCCGTTCCACAGAGTCTCCTCCACCACAATCCCGTGATGGATTTTGGCCCGCGTACTTTCCCTGGTGCGTGGGCGTTTTTATTCCTGCTGCTCTCTCAAGGAGTGCACATGCCTGACCTCAAGAACCCCAGCTACAACCCTGACCGTCTGCTCGATTTCCTGCTTGAGAAGCTGGGCCTAAGTAGCGACGCCAAGCTGGCCATCCACGTTGGTACTGCGGCCACCATGATCAGCAAGATGCGCAATCGGCGTTTGCCGCTTGGTCCATCGTTCCTGGTGCGCATGAGCGAAGAGGTGGGCATGCCTATCGGCGCGCTGCGCGAGTTGGCCGGCCTGCCGCGGCGGATGTACATCGGCGCGTGATGTGGAGTTCGAAGGGCTGCACCGGCTGTACTGCCAGAACCGGAAGAATGCGGCGAAGCGGGGAATCCCGGATCGCCTGACGTTTCGGCAGTGGCTGGATGTCTGGGGCCAATTCATCCTCGATGAGCACCGTGGTGCTGGCGATGACCGGCTGAGGCTGGAGCGCAAGGACAAGCGCCTTGGGTTCGAGGCTGGGAATGTGCACCTTGCCAGGCGCATGATGCCAGCGAGGCAGAAGTAGGTTTGCAACTATCAGGAATTCAGGCCAATGGCAAAGAAACTGGTCGCTGGGCAGGAGATTGGGAAGGCGCTTATCGAGGCGCTCGGACTGCCCAAGCTCACCAGGTCGTTTGAGTTGTGCTGCGCCGTGGACGAAGCCGTTTCCGTCAAGTGCGAGTACTACCCGGAAGTGGATGGACAAGAGCTTGTGGTGTCGCTCGCTGAGTACGAGCTCGTGCGCCGTGATGTGCCACTGAAACCGGAGGCGATTGATTTCGATGCTTGGCTGAACGCGCGTAAGGAAGCTGCACACGCTGAGATGCAGGCCCGACACGCGGAGCTATCCAGGATGGATGAGCGTCAGCGCCTGAGCCCCGCGGAACGGCTGAGCGCGCAGATGGCAGCGGCCATCAGGCGCATCCGGAGTCGGAGCCCTGGCTAGGCTCCAGTCCCTTAAGCCGCGTGTCAGCAACCTGGCTACCTCGCGCATCAGTGTGCTGCGCTCCCGTCCCGATACGGTGGAGCGCAAGCGAGGCAGCGCAGGAGTGAAGGACAGACAGCGCATCAAGGAGCGCGACTGCGGCCTGTGCGTGCGGTGCCAGAAGGAAGGACGGGTCAGCCTGGGCAAGGTGGTCGATCACATCGTGCCGCTTTGGGCTGGCGGCTCAGACGAGGACGAGAACAAGCAGCTGCTGTGCGATCCGTGCCACGACGCCAAGACGGCGCGCGAGGCAAAGGAAAGGGCGGGGGCGGGGTAAATCTCTGGGGCCTTTGCGCCTGGACACCGCCAGTTCCCCCACGCACAGAAAATATCCCCCTTTTAAAGGAAATCAGCAAATGGCAGGCGTAGCAGGTAAGAGTGGAGGTCCGCGAAAGAACGCTGGTGGCGCTCGACCTGGCGCCGGCCGGAAGCCGAAACCGAAGCCAGAGCCAGTGGTCACGTCGTATTCGGATCCGCTCGATTTCCTTCGTGCGGTCTGGAAGGGCGAAGTAGAAGCCACTGCGGCGCAGGTACGCGCAGCTCAGGCGGCGCTGCCGTTCATCCATCAGAAGCTGAGTGAAGGCGGCAAGAAAGAACAGACAGTAGAGGCAGCCAAGAAAGTGGCCGGCCGGTTCGCGGCAGCAGCGCCGCCGAAGCTGGTAGCTGCTGGCGGTAAGAAGGTCTGATGATGGAATGGACAACGGCTTGCCTCGATTGGGAGCGCAGGCTGGTGGAGCGCCAATCCATCATTCCGGCGCCGATCTACCCCGACCAGGCAGAACAGGCGCTTGCCATCTTCAAGGAACTGCGCGTCGTTGATCTTCCGGGCAAGCCGACCTTTGGCGAATGCTCCGAGCAGTGGGTGTTCGACTTCGTGGCAGCCATCTTCGGCGGGTACGACGCGGAGGCGGGCAAGCAGCTGATCCGGGAGTATGGGCTGCTGATCAGCAAGAAGAACACGAAGTCCACCATCGCGGCCGGCATCATGCTCACCGCGCTGATCTTGTGCTGGCGTGAGGAAGAGGAGCATCTCATTCTGGCGCCGACCAAGGAGGTGGCGGACAACTCGTTTAAGCCTGCCGCAAGCATGATCCGCGCGGACGATGAGCTGACGAGCCTGTTTCATATTCAGGACCACATCCGCACGATCACGCATCGAGTGAACCGTAACAGCCTGAAGGTAGTGGCTGCCGATACGGATACGGTTTCAGGCAAGAAGTCCGGCAAGATTCTCGTGGATGAGCTCTGGCTGTTCGGCAAGCGCGCCAACGCTGAGGCGATGTTCATGGAAGCCTTGGGTGGGCAGGTGTCACGCGACGAGGGCTGGGTGATCTACCTCACAACGCAGAGCGACGACCCGCCGGCCGGCGTGTTCAAGGAGCGGCTGGACTACTGGCGCGCGGTGCGCGACGGGAAAATCGTTGACCGCAAGACGCTGGGCGTTCTCTATGAATTCCCGGAGGCCATGCGCAAGAGCAAGGCCTATATGGACCCGGCTAAGTTCTACATCACGAACCCGAACATCGGGCGCTCGGTGAGCGCGGAATGGCTCGAGGACCAACTGCGAAAGAATCAGTCCAAGACGGACGGCACGTTTCAGCAGTTCCTCGCCAAGCACCTGAACGTTGAGATCGGTCTGAATCTCCGGTCTGACCGTTGGGCCGGTGCCGACTTCTGGGAAGCGCAGGGCGACGCCAACCTCACACTGGACGAGCTGCTCGCGCGCAGTGAAGTCGCGGTAGTCGGTATCGACGGCGGCGGCCTGGACGACTTGCTCGGCTTGGCCGTGATCGGTCGATGCAGCGAGACGCGCAAGTGGTTGCTGTGGGCGCATGCTTGGGCGCACAAGATCGCACTAGAGCGGCGCAAGGAGATTGCGCCGGCGCTGCAGGACTTCGAAAAGGACGGCGATCTGACCATCGTTGACCATCCTGGGCAGGATGTCATCGAGGTGGCTGACATAGTTTGCCGCGTGCGGGACTTGGGCCTGCTGCCGGAAGAGAAGTCGATTGGCGTGGATGCCGCGGGTATCGGCGACATCGTGGACGAGCTGACCGCGCCAGGCCGCGACTTCACGATGGAGCAAATCATCGGCATCTCGCAGGGCTGGCGACTTGGCAGTGCGATCAAGACCGCAGAGCGCAAGGTCGCCGGCGGCGAGCTGGTGCACGGCGGCCGGCGCCTGATGGCCTGGTGCGTCGGCAATGCTCGGGTCGAGCCGAAGGGAAACGCCATCTTGATCACGAAACAGGTCAGCGGCACCGCAAAAATTGACCCGTTAATGGCCGCATTCAATGCCGTCTCGCTGATGTCGCTAAACCCGGCCATGAGCGGAAAATCATTCTGGGAAGCCGCGTGAAACTATTTGACCGACTGTTCGGGCGTAAAGCTGCCCAGCTCACCTACGACCAGGTGGCGAACCTGATCGATGGCGTGGGCGGCGGCAAAGTCGCCGGCGTCGCCGTCACAGAGACGACCGCGCTGCAGGTTTCCACCGTGCTGGCCTGCGTGAAGACGATCGCGGACGGCTGCGCAACGCCGAACCTGCACGTCTACCGTGAAACGAAGGATGGCCGCCGCGAGAAGGCGACGAACATCCCGGAATACCGGCTGCTCTCCAGTCGGCCGAACGAGTGGCAAACATCTTTCGAGTGGCGCCGGCAGATGACCATGCATGCAGCGCTGACCGGGGCCGCGCTGTCCATCAAGGTCAAGGGCGACAACGGCCGGGTGCGCGAGCTGATCCCGGTGCAGCCCGGCCAGTGGGATCTGCGCCAGGTCGCGCGTTACGAGCTGCGCTACCGCTGCTTCGACCAGTGGGGAATGATCGGCGAGTTCACACCAGACGATGTGTTTGTGCTTAACGGCGTGCAGTGGGATTGGGCCAGCAGCCTGAATGCCGTGTTCCTCGCCCGCTCGGCGATTGGCCTTGCCATTGCGACCGAGCGCAGCCAGGCCGCTATGCATGAAAATGGCCTGCGCCCGAGTGGCGTGTATTCGGTCGAAGGCACATTGAGCCCGGAGCAGCATGAGCGCCTCACGCGCTGGCTGCGCGACAAGGGCGGCGTCAGCAATACCGGCAACCCCATGGTGCTCGACCGGGCTGCAAAGTGGATTAGCACCGCGATTTCCGGGGTCGATGCGCAGCATGTTGAGACCCGGCGTCTGCAGATTGAGGAGATCTGCCGCGCGTATGGCGTCTTCCCGATCATGGTTGGCCACTCCGACAAGACGGCGACCTTCGCCAGCTCGGAAGCCTTCTTCAGCGCGCACGTGAAGCACACGCTGGCGCCTTGGCACCGCGCCTGGACGCAGCGCATGGACGAAATGCTGCTGGACGGCTCGGGCCCATTGTTTGCCGAGTTCGACGTGCGTTACCTGCTGGCTGGCTCCATGGTCGACCGCGCGCAGTGGGCGCGCTCCATGACCGAGATGGGCATCTATACCCGCAACGAAATCCGGGATGAAGACGGTCTGGACCCGCTGCCGGGACTGGACGAGCCGCTCACCCCGATGAATATGCAAACAGGCAAAAACCAAGGAAATGGCGATGGAAAAACGACCGGTTCTGGAAACGCGTGAAGCCGCTGGCGGCCGCCAGGTGCGCGCCTATGCGCTGCAGATCAAGGCGACGGGCGACGACGGCACCGTGGAAGGCTATGGCTCCGTGTTCGGCGTGCGCGACAACTATGACGACGTGATTGCGCCGGGCGCGTTCGCAGTCAGCCTGAAGGAGCACAAGAGCGGCGGCTCGATGCCGGCCATGCTCTGGCAGCACGACCCGTGCGAGCCGATCGGCATCTGGACCGAGATGGTCGAGGATTCGAAGGGCCTGCGCATCAAGGGCCAGCTGGCGCTCGACACCGCGCGCGGCAAGGAGGCGCATGCACTACTGAAGATGGGCGCACTCAACGGCCTGTCCATCGGCTTCATGTCGAAGCAGTGGACTTACGACCGCGAGACTGAAGTCCGCACATTGACCGAAATCGACCTGTGGGAAGTCTCTCTGGTCACCTTCCCGGCCAATGAGAAAGCCCGGGTCACCAACGTCAAGAACGCCGACCAGCTGTCGGCGCCGAAAGATGCCGAACGGATCCTGCGTGATGCCGGATTCAGCAAGGCCGACGCGACGGCATTCGTGTCGCGCGTCATGCGGATGGGAGAAGAGCGGAGTGATTCCGTGGATTCGACCGCCAAGGCAATGACTGCAGCCAACCGGCTGCTCACCTCCCTCAACTCCTGAAAGAGAACCATGAAACGCACTCTCCAATCCGCAGTTCTGGCCACCATGGCCATGCACTTTGCTGCCTTCCAGGCGAAAGCGGCCGCCTTCGCCATCTACGAGAAGCGCGAAGAGCCGACCATCAAGTCCGTGGCGGACGCGATCGACAAGATCGCCACCGCGTTCGATGAGTACAAAAAGACCAACGACCAGCGCCTGGAGGCCCTCAAGTCTGGCATCTCGACGGCTGACTTCGACGCCAAGTTGGCGAAGATGGACCAGCACATCGACGGACTGAATGAAGCGAAGAGCCGCTTGGAGAAACTCGAAGCCAAGCTGGCCCGCCCCGGCGCGCTGACCGGCGGCAGCCGTCAGGATGGCGAGAGCAAGGAAGACGCGGAATACCGCAGCGCGTTCATGGAATGGGTGCGTAGCCCGCATGATCAGGGCGTGCAGCAGCGCGCGACCCAAGCCGCCAAGGCGCTGGAAGCGAAGGCCACCACTGACCGCGAGAAGCGCGCCACCCAAGCGGTCGTGGGTACTGCGGCCGCCGGCGGCTATGCGCTGCCGAAGATCATCGAGAGCACCATCGCCCGCCTGTCGGTCGACATCTCGCCGATCCGCTCGATTGCCACCGTGCGCACTGTTGGCACCACCGATTACCACGAGCTGTTCGACGTGGGTGGCGCCGGCTTCGAATGGCTGGGCGAGGGTGATACCCGTAACCAGACCGATACCCCGAACCTGCAAGAGATCGTGCCAACCTTTGGCATGGCTTCCGCCAAGCCGCAAGCCTCGGAAGAGTCGCTCGATGACCTGTTCTTCAATGTTGAAGACTGGCTGGTCTCGTCGGTTGTCGAGGCGCTGGCTCAGGGCGTGGGTGCCGCATTTGTCGGTGGCAATGGCACCAAGAAACCCACCGGTTTCCTGGCTGGCCCTGCGCCGGTGGCGACTGGCGATGCCGGCCGCGCTTTCGGCACGCTGCAGTACATCGCATCCGGCCAGGCTGCTGCACTGCCGACCAGCCTGGATGTGCTCTACGACCTGGTCTACTCGCTGCGTGCCCGGTACCGCGCGAACGCACGTTGGGTCACCAGCAAGCTGGTGCTGTCCGCGCTGCGCAAATACAAGGATTCCACCGGCCAGTATCTGTGGCAGCCGTCCCTGATCGCCGGCCAGCCGGACTCCTTCATGGGTTATGGCATCACGGAGGCGGAAGACATGCCTGCTGTGGCAGCTAACTCCTTCCCGGTGGCCTTCGGCGACTTCAAGGAGGGATACCTGATCGCCGACCGCGTCGGCATGCGCATGACCCGCGACGAGATCACCACCCCGGGCTTCGTGAAGTTCTACGTGCGCAAGCGCGTGGGCGGCAAGCTGCGCAACACCCAGGCCATCAAGCTGCTGAAGATCGCCGCTTCCTGATCCCTAAAATCACCCAAAGGGGCCCCTTAACTGGGGCCCCTTTCACTTGGAGAAGCCATGCAATTCACGAAACCTTTCCGCGGCGTGCCAGATGGCGAAGTCTGGCCGGTGGGCTATGCCGTCGGCGACGAGTGCCCGCCTGAACTGGAAGCAGGCGCCATCGAACTGGGTGCTGTTGACGTGCCCGAGAAGAAGAAAGCCGAGAAATGACTGTCAAGCGCATCGAGGCGCCCATCGCGCCGGCCGTCTCGCTGGATGATGCCAAGCTGAGCCTTCGCATCGATGGTGACGACCTCGATGCGCTGGTCGAAGCATGGGTCGACGGCATCACTGAGTACGCCGAGCATTACCTCGGCCGCGTGCTGATCAGCCAGAAGTGGCGCGTGACGCTGCCGGCGTTCCCGAACGACCCGCTCAGTCTGATGCTGCCGCAAGCCGATGCGATCCCGTTGCCGATGCCTCCGGTGATTTCCGTCGATAGCGTGAAATACGTCGATACGGCTGGCACTAAGCAGACGCTAGACGGGGCCGCTTACAGCACCGTCGACTATCTCGACTCCGTTTTCCTCGTTCCGGCAGCTGGCACCAGCTGGCCGGCGGCGCGCGAGCAGGCGAATGCGGTTACCGTCGACGTGACCTGCGGCTATGGGCCCGACGACACCACGGTGCCGAAGATCGTCCGCACCTACCTTCTGGCCAAGCTCGCCGAGCAATTCGACCCGACCGCGCGCCTGGAGCAGAACACCGTGCAGTCAACCTTCATCGACCGGCTGCTGGACCTGCACAAGGTGTATTGATGTCGCTCTCCGGACACCTGAATAAGCGCGTCACGATCCAGCGCAAGAGCGATGCTCAGGATTCGTTCGGGCAGCCGGGCGCCGGCCAGGCTGGAGGCGACTGGGTAGACGTCGCCACGGTATGGGCCGGCATCAAGGACATGACCGGTCGGCAGTACTTCGCTTCGCAGGCGGCGCAGAACCCGGTGCAGACTGAGATTTCGATTCGCTTCCGGGAAGGCATCGTGCCGTCCATGAGGGTGCTGCACGGAAGCGATGCTTATGACATCGAAGCTGTGCTCGGACAGGACAGGCGTACGCTCAAGCTCATGTGCTCGCGCGGGGTGAGCGATGGCTAACGTCAATGGGCTCGCCGAGCTGAATGGGGCAATCGCCGCGCTCAATGCCAATCTGCGGCGCGAGCTTCCGGCGGTAACGATGGCTGGCGCCGACATCGTCGCGGCCGAGATCGAGCCGCGCATCCCGCGCAGGACTGGCGAGCTGGCATCGAGCCTGGACGAGGAGCCGGGAGCAGGGCGTAATTCTGCCTCGGCCACGGTCGAAATGATTCAGAGCGGCCCCGGCGGGCAAGAGCACAAGGCCATCTTCCTCGAATACGGCACGAGCAAAATGCCCGCGCATCCATTCTTCCGGCCTGGCGTCGAGGCTGCGAAGCCGAAGGTCGAAGCCGCGCTGGTCGCCGGCATTCAAAACGTGATCGCGAAACATGGCCATTGAAGAAATGATTGTCGCGACGCTCGCCGCGGCGCCAGCGCTGGCTGGCGTGAGAGTGTTTCCGGAGGTGGCGCCGGATGGCGCACAGGCGCCGTACATCGTCTACGCCGAGGCCGCCGAGAACCCGTTGAACCTACTTGTCGGCGGCAGAGCAGCGGATCTGGAGAACCATATCTTCCAGTTCGATGTGTATGCCAAGAGCAAGGCGCAGGCAGTCGCGCTGAAGACCGCAATCAGCACCGCACTCCAGGAAGAGAAGGCGCTCGGAGCCGTGCTCCGTAATGGCGGCTCCATGTACGAGCCGGACACAAAGTTATTTCGACAGAGGCAGGACTTCAGCCTCTGGAACGATAAGCAGTAAGTTTCCAACCCGGGCCGCTTATGCGGCCCTTTTCTTTTAAAGGGCCATCATGGCAATTCGCTCGCAAGATACTGAAATCCAACACGGTACCGGCGCTACGCCGACCTTTGCCGGCTTCGAAGAAGTCTCGGACATCCAGATCGGCGGCGTGTCGATCCCGCAGATCGATACCACTCACCTGAAGTCGACCAGCAAGGAATTTCTGCCGGGCCTAAAGGACAATGGGACCATCGACATCGTCGCAAACTTCACGAATGGCGCGGTCCAGCAGGCCGTACGCGCCGACGCGAACGATGGTGTTGTCGCCCCGTGGCGCATCGTCTTCAACGGTGGCGCAACCCCGATCAATGTCACTTTCAATGCCTTCCCGACCAAGTATGACGGCCCGAACGCCAAGGTCGACGGCAAGCTGGAGATCAAGGTCTCCCTAAAGATCACCGGCGACATCACCATCGAGTAATCCCTATGACAAAAGCTCTTAACAAAGCCGCGCTGCTCAAAGCGCTTAAGCCGAAGACGCAAAGTGTGACTATCGAAGGCTTCGGCGAAGTCGGTATCGCACAACTGACCGTCGCTGAAGTTGATTCGCTGCGCGCCACCTTGAAGAAAGATGAGCGCGACAGCAAGTTTGCGGTGCGCCTGGTGCTCGCTTCGGTGGTCGATGACGACGGCAACCGGGTCTTCGAAGAGGCGGACCTCCCCGAGCTCGAAGCCTCCGGTAGCGCCGCCGTCGACCAGCTGGTGAAGCAAACTATGCAGCTGAACGGCTTCACCCCGAAGGCTGAAGCAAAAAACTAAGGGCGAACCAGGAGCGCCGGTTTCGCTTCCGGCTGGCGCTCGCCCTTGGCAAAACCCTGGGTGAAATTGACGCGATGCCAAATGCCGAGTACCTGGAATGGCAGGAGTTCTACAGCATTGAGCCGTTTGGCTTGAGTGTGCAGGACGGTTTCCAGGCGCATCAGGTAATGACGTTGATGAATGTAAATCGCAACCCGAAGGTACGGCCAGAGCCGTTTGAGCTTGGTGACTTTCTCATGTTCCCGCCGGAGAAAAACGTAGCGGCGCGGGCGGAAGAGGCGACTGTTGATGGTCTGAATTCAGACGAATGGAAGCTGCTTCAATTCTTCCAGGCTTTGAAGGCTCGCCAAGACAAAGAAGCGAAAGCTTTGCCTGATACAGGCGGAACACCGTGTTGACCTTTTGATATTAGAAAGTGTTAATATTTTTCTAATTTCGCTTGGGGGCAACTATGGCCAAAAAGATGAGCACGCGGACTAAGCTACTGTTCTTTGCCTGCTTGGTGACAGTAGGCGTAGGAATGGCAATGTCAGAGCCAGCGCCTCAGCCGGTGAAGTTGACGAATCCAACGCAAGCAGATGCAGAGCGCTTTCTGGCCGTTAAGTGTGTGGAGATGGCGACAGCAGGCCTACATGACCCAGCGTCGGCTGAGATCCCTAACCCGCACTCGCATCTCGAGTATCCCAGTAAGTTCTCCATTGGAGAGCGCACAAAAGGAACCATTGCGGTGCAGTTTGATATGCGCGCCAAGAACGGTTTCAACGCAATGCGTGTATTCACAGTCGACTGCGAGTGGAAACGCGAAAAAGATGGTTTCACGCTTGCCAAGTTCAACCATTGGCAAACGGACTAGCGAACATACAGATGACAAGGCCCGCTTCGGCGGGCCTTTTTTATGGGCTAAACGATGTCACTCGGTAATCTCTCCGTTCGTGTATCCGCAGACATAGGCGACTATACCTATGCGATGGATGGCGTCGCGCTGACCGCGAAACGCCGCATGGACCAGTCGTCTCAGGCCGTCGACCAGTTTCGCGCATCAGTGCTGCAGTCGTCCGCCGACTTGGCGCGCGCGGCGGAGACCATGGGAAGCGGTATGCAGGCAGCGAACGATGCCATCGTGTCGAGTTCGCAGCGGTCTGCCGATGCTATCCGGGAGATTTCCACCGCAGCGGAGCAAGTCGATACTCGGTCGCTGAGCGAGAAGCTTGCTACTGCCTTTGGAAATGGTGTCGGCGCGGGCATCGTGGCTGCGCAGACTGCGATTGCTGGCTTCATCGAGTACACGAAGACCAAGGCAATCATTATCAGCGCGGTGATCGCTGCCGCGTTTGCAGCAGTTGGCCTCGGCGCTGTCTATACCGCATACAAGGTGGTTGCGGCCAGCGTCAGCACGATCAAGGATCTGATGACGGGTGACTTTTTCAAAAGCTCGGACATCGATTCCGTCATTGCGCTGAATGACAAGATCAAGGAACTGCAGACCAACCTCAACCTGTCCAGCATTGAGGCGGGCGCGCTGCATGACGCGCTGCAGCGCCTGGGTGTGTCGCCGACCGATTACACCGCCGTCTATAAAGGCATGGCGTCGGCGATCCGTACCAATACGGATGAACTGGACCGGCTCGGCGTCAAGTACAAGGACACGAACGGCAAGTTCCTGGAGCAGGAACAGATCCTGCAGAACGCGAAGAATGTACTCGACCAGTACCGCGCCGGATGGGACCGCACGCAGGCCGCAACCGCGATTGGCATGGGCACCTATGAGCAGATTACGCAGGCGCTGAAGGTCAACAACCAGGAAGTAAAGAACTCCGCTGAGCGCCTGAATGAATACGGCCTCGGCATGAGCCAGTATGGGCAGGAAGCGCTGGCGAAGTATCAGCAGACCATGCGCGAGTTCGACAACGAGAACAGGCTGTTCTCGGAAGGCATCAAGCGCGTGTGGTCCGATGCGATCATGCCGGCCTATACCGACATTGCGAAGGTGTTCAAGCAGGGATGGCCGAGCATCGTGTCGGCGTTCCGTGTCGTGGTATCCACGATGGTCGGGCTTGGCTACGCGATGGCGGATGGCTTGTATATCGCCTATCGGTCGATTACGGCCACAATTAAGACCATCGGCGATACGATCGTTGGCCTGGCTGCCGCTTCCGCGCAGCTCGCGAATGGCAACATTAAGGGCGCGGGCGATGTCATTGCCGCAACCTGGGGTAATGCGAAGGCGCAAGTCAAAGCAGCCGGCAAGGATATGGTTGATGTCATCCTGGAGAATGACAAGAAGATCCGCCTTGCCACTGGAGCCGATGGGCGCAATACGCCGATCGAGCTGGCAAAGGATCGCGTAAAGGCGGGCCGCGTATGGCAGCCGGCACCGAAAAAAGACGAAACGAAGCAGCCGCTCGGGGAGAAGGATGACCCGGCGCGCAAGGTCTTCGAGGGATACATCAAACAGCAGGACGATCTGATCGCCGCGGAAAAGACGCAGATGGCGACCCGCGAGCAGTTCATGCAGTCCTACTATCAGCAGGAATACCTGACCGCTTCCGAGTTCTACGGGCGCAAGCAGGATCTGCTGAAGGAGAACCTGCAGACGGAGCTGGATGCCTACGATCGCGAAATCAAGGCGGCGGAAGACTTCCGCAAGACGCGCGACAAGGAGCAGGACCGTGTTGCCGTCGACAACAAGATTGCCGACATTCAGCGCAAGAAAGCCGCGGCCATTGTCGAGGCAAACAAGCAGATCGGCCAGTCGCAACTGGAACTGATGGCGATTCAGCGTCAATTCGACCTGCAATCGCAGGAATGGTCGCATCAGCGCGATCTGCAGAACCAGCAGGCGGCATTCAACATCGACATGATGGGCCGCAGCACGCTGGAAGTGCAGAAGCTCACAGAAGCGCGGCGCATCGATGCGGAAGTGCAGGAACGCATCTACCAGCTGCGCAAGAAAGACCCGAACGCCGATGTGTCGGGCGCGCTGGCCGAAGCCGAAAAGCAGAAGCAGATTGCGATGATGATGATTGAGGCTGCATGGAATAAGCAGACCTCCGCAGCTTTCGGCGCATCGGAAGCGATCCGCAAGTACGGCGAGTAAGCGCGGAACATCGGCTACCAAGTGGAGAGCGTGATGACGAACGCCTTTCACAGCATGGAAGACGCGTTCGCTAACTTCGTCACGACCGGCAAGTTCAGCTTCAAGGATCTGGTGAACTCAATCACTGCCGATCTCGCGCGCATGTCGTTTAAGGGCGCGATGGCGAGTTTGCTGGATTCATTCAAGGGCAGCAGCATCGGGCAGTCGCTGATGGGATCGCTTGGCGGCTTGTTCGGCCAGAAGCAGGACACAGGCGGCGCTGTCGCGGGTGCGGCATCCAGCGTCGCAGGAACCGCGTCGGCGACTGCGGCGAATACCGCAATGGCAACGCTCGGCACGTCTGCGGCGACCAGTACGGCAGCGCTCACGACCATGACGGCATCGCTCACGGCGCAGGATGTCGCCCTTGCCACGGCATCGGCAAGTCTCGGCGCCCTGGCAATTGCCGCGGATGCGGCGGCGGCATCGATGGCGGCAAGCGCTGCTGCTGGCGGGGGTGCGTCCGGACTCGGCGCACTCGCCGGCCTGGCTGGCGGAGATGGCGGCGGCGGGGATGCCGGCATGGCAGCCATGCTGGCTGGTCAGTTCGCTGACGGTGGCGATCCGCCGGTCGGTAAAGTCTCGCTCGTCGGCGAGCGCGGCCCCGAGCTATTCGTCCCGAAACAGGCCGGAACGATCCTCCCGAATGACGTGTTCAAGAACATGGGCACGGGCAGCGGCGAACAGCAGCAAGCCGCGCCGGTCATCAACATCCACAACCACTACGCTGAGAAGCCGAGCCGAGACACGATGAACCAGACTGCCGCAGCGCAGAGTCTGCAATTCCAGCGTGCCATGAGGGCCAACGGATGAGCTTCAATGAAACCGCAGTCTTCCCGCGCAACATCGCGTTCGGCGCGCAAGTCGGTCCCGAGTATCAAACGACCGTTGTCATCGTCAATTCCGGCTATGAGTCACGGAATGCGGATTGGCAGGCGGCACGGCTGAAATTCGAGGTCGGCATGCGGCCGATGCGAAAGGTCGATACCGATGCGCTGATCGCGTTCTTCCGCAGTGTGAAGGGCCGCGCGTATGGCTTCCGCTTCCGCGACTGGTCCGACTATCAGGCCGACTCCGCATCCGGCATCGTTGTGTCCGTCAATAGCGTGAAGCGCCTGGCGAAGAAGTACGTCACGGGCGACATGACTGAAACGCGCCTGATCACGAAGCCGGTGTCCGGCACCGTCACGATCGCGGGCGGCGGCACGGTGGACTATGCGACCGGCATCGTTAGCGGGTCCGCAGCCGGGGCGGCATGGGCTGGCGAATTTGATGTTCCGTGCCGCTTCGACACCGATTAGATGCAGCTGGAAGCGATCGACAAGAGTCACGGCGAAATCCTCTTTCAATGGGGCCAGATCCCCATCATCGAAGTCCGCGTATGAAGATGATCCCCATTGCACTCGCCGCCCATCAGGCCGGCGATGTGACAACTTTGGCTACGTGCTGGCAAATCACGCTGCAGAACGAAACCGTGTTCGGTTTTACGGATGCCTCGCAGGATTTGGACATTGATGGCGTCACTTACAAGGCATCAACCGGCTTCACGCCTTCCAGCCTGGTGACGACAAACACGCTTGCCGTTGACAACATGGAAGTGCAGAGTGTGCTTGATTCGGATGGCATCACCGAAGAAGACCTGAACGCCGGCTTGTGGGATTACGCCGAGATTCGCATCTTCCGCGTGAACTATGCAGATACCTCGATGGGCATCGAGAAGGAGATGCGCGGCCACCTCGGCGAAGTGTCATCCAAGCGGAATTCCTTTGTCGCTGAACTGCGCGGCTTGACTGACGCCTACACGCGCATGATTGGCGAACTCTATGGGCCTGCCTGCCGCGCCAATTTTGGCGATGCGCGCTGCGGCGTCAGTCTTGCTGCCCACACATTAACCGGAACAGTGCAGACAGTCTCCGCGGATGGTCGCGTGGTTGCCGATTCGGCGCGTACGGAAGCCGGCCCGGCTGGCGGCAGGGACATCACCGGAGTTTCGCAGGCGAAGGAAGCGGTTGTAACTTGCCCGGCGCATGGTTTCGAGAGCGGCCAGATGGTGTTGATTGCCGGTGTGGCCGGCGTTACGCAGCAGGGCATGAATGGGATCAATGGCCGGACGTATGTGATTGCTGTCATCGATACGGATCACTTTTCAGTTCCCGTCGATACGCGCCCGCTGTCCACTGATGCGGCCAATGGCCCAACCGATGCATCGAAGGTGTATTCGCCCTATGTCAGCGGTGGCGTCGCCACCCCGGCCGGCAATACGGGCTATTTCACTTATGGCCTGATGACGATGACTTCCGGCGATAGCGCCGGGCTGACTATGGAAGTGGCAGCGTACATGCCGGGAACGATCACGCTGCGCATGTCGTTTCCTAATTCGATCGCCGCGGGTGACACCTACAGCATCAGCGCCGGCTGCGGCAAGCGGTTCCTCGAGGACTGCAAGACGAAATTTCAGAACCAGATCAACTTCCGCGGCGAGCCGCATCTGCCGGGCATGGATCAGATCATCGTTTTTGGCGGCCAGGCGCCGGGGCAGGGTGGGCAATGACAACACGGCAGCAAATCATTGATGAGGCGCGCACCTGGCTGAACGTCAGATGGGTTCACCAAGGTCGCAGCCGCGCCGGCGTGGACTGCATCGGCATCGTGATCAAGGTCGCGCACGCGCTCGACATCTTCACATTCGACACGTTTGACTACAGCCGGCAACCGGACCCGAACCGCCTGCGCGAGCTGATTGGCGAGCACATGGACAAGATCATGATCAACGACGCGCGCATCGGCGACGTGTTGCTGATGCGTTTCGAGCGCGAGCCGCAGCATGTGGCCTTCGTGACTGATGCCGGGATTCTTCACGCTTATGCACAGGTGCGGCGCGTGGTCGAGCATGGCTTCGATGACATCTGGCGATCCCGCGTGGTCGGCGCCTATCGATACAGGGGATTGGAAGACTAATGGCCTCACTTGTGCTCGGTGTTGCTGGTGGCGTTGCCGGTTTCATGGTGGGTGGTCCGGCCGGCGCACAAATCGGCTTTGCGCTCGGATCGGCTGCGGGTGGGATGCTCTTTCCGCCAAAAGGACCGGACGGCCCGCGCCTGAATGATCTGACCGTCCAGTCATCCACCTACGGCAAGCCCATCCCGATCCCGTACGGCTCATTCCGCATCGCCAGCAATATCATCTGGGCGGACAAGATTCAGGAGCACGCGCACGACGAGGGCGGCAAGGGCGGCCCTTCCTACACGACCTATTCCTACACCTGTTCGTTTGCCTCTTCGATCTGTGAAGGCCCTATCGCGGGCGTAACGCGCATCTGGGCGGATGGCCTGCTGATCTACGACAAGCGCCCGACCAATACCGGCAAGCAGCTCGGTTTCAAGGCGGGTTCCTACAAGCTGTATCTCGGCGATGAAGAGCAACTGCCTGACCCGACGATTCAGGCAATCCAGGGCGATACGCCGGCCTATCGCGGGCAGGCGTACATGGTGTTCACGGATCTGCAGCTGGAAAAATTCGGCAACCGCATCCCGAGTCTGTCCTTCGAGGTCGTCCACCATGCGGACACCACGGTCAAGGCGCCGGTGCAGTTCGGCCTTGGCGTGCACATGGCAGTGGACCCCGTTACCGGATACATCTGGAGCACGAACCCCGATTTTGGCGGCGGCATCAAGATATACGACCCGAAGACCCTCGCGCTGGTGGCGACCGTGCCGCTTCCTGTGTATGGCCTGGTCTACAGTGAGCAGTATGGCGCGATGGTCGGCGGCATCAGCAACAATGGCGGCGGCCAACTTGGCTACCTGATCAATACCTCGAACTATACGTACTCGCCGATTGAAAGCCCAAATGACACGGAACTCGGTGGCTATGCCTTTTTTCAGCCGAATATTCCTTCCCGCGAGCTAGTGTTCTTTGGCTCAGGCGGATTGGCGGGCGGAAGCGGCTGGAGCTATGAGTATGGACAGGTCGATGCCGTCGTTCCGGGAAATGCCTACGACGTCCAGGTTTCCCCGGATCGGCGTACCCAGGTGTTCACGTCAAATTTCAATCCATTCCTTGGTATTGATCTGGCAATCAGCAGCTCCGGAAGATATGACTTCCGTCTTAAAGTCTCCAATGCAGCATGGCCTACCGGCAGCGGTGGACAAACCATTGCATTCAATGATCCCGACTATGTCCTGTATTGGGGATTCAACGGCGGGGAAGGCGTCTATCAGGTCGATCTAGTAAGCGGCGCGCTGGCGCTCGTACTTCCAGGCGTGACGGCGAATATGCTGCTCTACAGCCCCGACACGCAACTACTCTATGTGCAGGACCAGTGGTACGGTAGCTTCGCATCCTACAGCATGGGATCGGACGGTCAGTTCCACAAGGTCGAAGATTTTCCCGGCACGGGCCTGGGAAGCACCGGTGGCCAGATTGCCTCGGTCTATCTCGGCAATGATCAGTGGATCGGCCTGGCGCGCACCGAACTGTTCCAGCTGTCGTTCGGCTCAACGATCAGCGCGGCCCCGGTCCAACTGAAGGACATCGTGCGCGACATTTCGCTGCGCTGCGATCTGACCGATGGCGACATCGACGTTTCCGAACTGACTGACATGGTCGATGGCTACTGCATTACGCACCAGATGGCAGGGCGCAGCGCGATCGAGCCGCTGATGCAGGCGTACTTTTTCGATCCGGTTGAGTCCGATTATCAGATCAAGTTTCGCAAGCGTGGGCGGCCTTCTGTGGCCACCATCCAGGATGACGACCTGGCAGCGCACAGCGCTGGCAGCGAGGTGCCGGACCTCATCCAGATCAAGCGCAAGCAGGAAGTTGATCTGCCGCAGCAGGTGAATGTCCAGTACATCAATCCGGATGCAGACTATCAGACCTCGACACAGTACGAATGCCGCCTGACAGGGCGCTCATCGTCGGCAGTCACGGTGGACCTCCCAATCGTACTGTCCGACGATAAGGCGAAGGCGGTGGCGGCGGCCTCGCTGTATTCCGCCTGGGCCGAGCGCACGGGGTTGACCTTCTCCACGTCCCTGAAATACGCGGCTATCGAACCCACTGACATGGCCGTTGTTCACAACCGTCTCGTTCGCATTGTCCACCGTAAGCGCAACGGTGGCATCCTGGAATGGGAAGCCTACGCGGACGGCAACACGATCTATCCATCGGACACCACGATGCAAGGCGGCACGTCTGCGCCGGCCGGGGCGGTATCACAGACAATCACAGCAACGCCAACTGCGCAGCTGGTCGCGCTCGATGCGCCGATTGCGCAGGTCGGCACGACAGGCCCGGTGATCACTTTCGCGGTGCAGGGCAGGGCAACCGGCTTCACGGGCGCGCAGATATGGAAATCGATTGACGGCGGCAAGTCGTATGCGCCGATCGCGAACGCGCCAACGGCCAGCCTGATCGGCACGGCAACGACTGCGCTCGGGAATTGGGTCGGTGGCGATACCTTCGATGAAACCAGTACGGTCACGGTCAAGCTGCTGCCATCCTCGTCCGGAGCGACGCTGTCCTCCGCAACAGAAGAAGCGGTGCTCAATGGCGCCAATGCCGTGATGCTGGGCGGCGAGGTGCTGCAGTACAAGCGCGCGACGCTGAACGATGACGGCAGCTACACGTTGTCCGGCCTGCTGCGCTATCGCCGCGGCACCGATTACGCCACGCATGCGGCGGGCGAGTGGTTCGTCCCGCTGACCTCATCGCTCGTGCAGATCCCGGTTTCCACCTCTGAGATCGGCCTGCCGCGCCAGTACAAGGCTGTGGCAAACGGTACAAGTCTGGCCGATGCGACAGCGGTGACGCTGACCTACACCGGCAACGATCTGAAGCCCTATTCGCCGGTCCAGATCGGCGGCTGGCGCGATGACGCGGGCGATCTGACGCTGACATGGGTACGCCGAACGCGCATTGGCGGCGAGTGGCGTGATGGTGTCGAAGTGCCGCTCGGCGAATCCAGCGAAGCCTATGACGTTGAAATCCTCGGCAGCGGCGGCGCCGTGGTGCACACCTTCTCGGGCGTGACCGCGCCGAGCATCGAATACAGCGCCGCGCAGCAGGTGGCGGATTTCGGCGCGCTGCCATCGAGCGTCACGGCGCGCATTTACGAGCTGTCATCTATCGTCGGCCGCGGCTGGCCCGGCACCGGAACGGTTTA